CAGAATAAGCTGATTTTCTAAACATTAGATCAAAATAATCTTTGAGTTTAGGGAAGGCTTCAAAATATGAATTATATACAAAATCTCCTTCTGCTTTGCTTATGTTACAATTTTTAGCTATAGTACTACCATTTCCTCCATAATTTCAGTTATGTTATCGTAAGTCTCTTTATACTTACTTCTATATATTACTATATAGCTCAGACTATATCTTCACCATAGATTTCTCCTTAGGTGTCGGGTACTCGTGTCAATATTATTGGATTAGCTCCTCAATTGTTAGTCGTTGAACCTCCTATCTTACTTTTATGCTATTCAGATAGTTCGGCTGCGGATTGTCCATTAATTTCCCCGCAATTCTCCCGATTATTTATCTCTAAGTTTCCAAAGAGAGCGACAAAGTTATTTAATTTTCGTGATAAACACCAAACTTTTTCAGAATAAATTCAATTATAAAATTTTTTAGACTCTTCTTTTCTCTCAATACTAATGTCAAAAGCACTGCTTTTTTCTCTAAGTATATAGTAGATACCCTTATTATCTAATATTTTACATATTTTATTGATAAAGGTTTTACTACCACTTGTTATTTTAGTTTCATATCTAATTCTAGTTTCAGAACTATTCATTATAGAACCGTCTCCATCAAAATATCCTAATATAAAATTTGTTGTAAATTCTAAATTAGGATCTAGAATTAAAGATTTATTAGGAAGTATGTTTAGAACATTTATAAAGTATTCACATAATTTTTTAGAATTTATGTATGCTTCAATGATACCTGTAGGTCTTCTATGAATACATACCATATTTCCAAAATACTCTTTAAATCTGTTGATAGGTTCTTCTTCCTTACTAAACAAAGATACTTTATATATTCTTTTAACAATATCGTATTGAATATTTCCATCTGCACATATATATCCTAGCCAATATTGTGTTTCAGGATTATTTAAGTCATAAAATTTATCTAAATTTTTATAATTCTTTCTATTTATGCCATTAGCATCTACTAATTTATAAATTGTATCAGAACTAGTCTGGTATTTACTTTTAATGTCTTTTAAAGACATTCCAGAAGAATAATCTTCTAATAGTTCATTTATTTTATTTTTATCCATATTTATGTATTTTAATTACACACAAATATAATAAAAAGTTTTGTCATAAATTAGTAGTTAATGGCAAATTTTTTATTTTTAAGTTCAGTTACACCTAAATTAAATAAAATGGTTTGTTCATCGCAAATCCAGCAGATTTAGCAATTCTTCTTTGCTCTGAGTATTCTTCTTTAACATATGAAAGTTTTTCAGGAGTTAATTCTTCTAAAGTACATCTCCTAATGTCTTTATACATTAAAAAAGTTATATAACTATGAATATCTGTAAATCCTCTTTCATAGAATCTTAAAAGATTAGGTTCTTTAGAGAAGTTAGCTAAGACTATTTGTTCTTGCCCGTGTTTCTTTCACGTGGACTATACCTTAACCATAGTATCTATGATACCTTAGGTTCTCCGTGTCTAGTCTCTGCACCTTCTATAGTATCACTATAGCTTGGCTCAGGATTGGAGTTGCAATTCTCTTTCCCTGAATTTACGGAGTATTCACTTTCAGATTTCTCTGAAAGGGAGCCAAATTTATATATTTAAATATATTGCATTTAAATATAAATCATAAGATTTATATGATATTTTGTTTTTAACTCGAATAGTCTGCATCAATTAGTAAATTTCCTGGTTCACTTATAAAACAAGACCTAGTATCCTCTCCTCGAGGTAGATTTTGAATATTGGGAAGGTTTTCATACTTATTTCCAGATGACATACGCCCTGTGTTAAGTATTTGGGTAAAAGAAGTATGTATTCTGCCAGTAATAGGATTTATATAGTTTTTCCAGTTATATCCATAAGTACTAACTTCTTTTTGCATTTCTTTATATTTAAGATATGGCTTTATAATAGGAAATTGATCTTGTTGAGGTTCTAAAACTTTAGAATCTATAGATTCTTTCCTTTCTCCTTTAACTACTATTTCAGTATTAACACCATATTCTTTAAGAAGTTTAGTAACTTGCTTTGGAGAATCCCAATTGATAATACATTCCTGCTTTCCTGTGAACATATCTACCATTCCAGAAAAGTATTCATATTTTTTATCGTTATAAATATAATCTTCTAATTCTTTTTTATATTTCTCAGCAGTTTCTATATTTTTTAATACCTTTAATTTCCATTTTTCATAGTCTAATTTTATACCACAATATTCAGTATATGCTAAAACTACTACAAACGTATTATCTAAATCTACTGCACCTTTGAGATTGTATTTATTAACTTCTATTAATTGCTTTTCTCTTATTTCTGGAAGATACTTTACATCATTAGCTCCATATTCTATTACAGCACTAGATAAACCATTACTTATAATTTCCCCTCTAACAGATTTATCTAATTCTACATTACAATATTTCTTTGCCAAACTCTTTAAATCCCTACCTTCATATTCTAATCCATTAGTAAGAATTATTTCACAGAGCATAGTATCAAATACTCTTTTAAGTATTACCCCTTGTTTAAATAAGAATTTTAAATCAAATTTAGCATTCTGTAATATAAAAGTATTTGGATAGTTATTTAAAAAATTAACTAACTTCTTAGGTATTATACCACCAAAGCTAGCTATATCAAATACCACTTGAAATTCTTTATTACCAATCTGAAGTAACAATAGAGCCTTTGTATAGGGATCTAACCCTTCAGTTTCAGAATCTAATCCTAGAATGTCACACTCACTGAGTAATTGTATAGCCCTATCTAAAGATATAGTTTTAAATTTACTATCAAATAAACTAGCTTCATTAGATACTAAATATATTATAGATTGATCTTTGTCTATTTTTTCCACACTGTATGTTATAAGACTTAAAATAGTTGATAAATAATAGGCATACGGTGTAAAAGGATTATAATTGTAAGTTTTATAGATTTCTTCTTTTAAGTTTTTATATTCTTTAATATCATCTAAAAGCTTTATAGCCCTAGATTGAGCTATATCTATTGCATCTAGATAATGATTACAATATATAATTTCAATTATTTTATCTTTATTTACTAAACCATATTCTATTAAATATTTATCCATTTTTATATAAAATATTTTGACTATCTAAAGTTGAGTAAAGTTCTATTGTTGGTTCACCTTCTTTTGGAGATACATCTTCCATTGTACTAGGCCTGAGAACTATATTAGTAGACTCAACTTTAATATTATTTGCAACAATTTCAATTGCTTTTTTATCAGCTTCTTCTTTACTTTCTGCAAATACAAAAAAAGTTGTTTCTTTAATAATCATTACCTTTTTCTTTATACAATATTCATACCTATTTCTTAGTATTTGTTTCAGATTATCGAAATCTTCTTTACTAATTATACTTTTAACTTCTTCTGGTAATTCATAGTAGGAACTAATGTTACTAATTACTTTTTTAATATACTTTAAAGAACTAGTAAATTTCTTTTCATTTATATTATTCATAGTTATTATATATCATATCTCCATCATCCTCAAATACTTCTAGTGTAGCTCCACCTACTGCATTAGTAGAGAGTAATTCCATACTATCATATAAAAATTCAGAATCAGTTATTTCTACACCATCAAAATCTAAACTATATGGATCTGACTTTATTTTATCTACAGCTTCTTCAATAGAATCAGCTTCTACAGTAAAATATGTTCTATGCCAAATTGATACTCTCTCGTCTTTAAAAAAGTAATATTTATCCATATTAAAGTTTTATATTTTTGTATTTTGCTACTTTTTCTATTTGATCTATTTTATCTTCCCAGAAGTCTATATGTTTCCTAACATTTTCTTCTAGAATAAATAAAATTTTATTTCTTAAAGTTTCTAGTTGTACAGTAGTTAAGTCCCTGTATTTTTTATTGGGTCTTAATGTAAGCATAGCTCTTAATTCTGTATAACTTAAACCTTTGGAATTTAGGGATAGTTTTTCAACCTCCTTTATATTTAGACGTTCCCTAATTACATCTAATTTATTTATAGGCTTGTTGTCCTTATCTAATTCTGTAAGGTCAATAGCTTCAGCAGGAGTTAACCAAACCCCCTGTTTTAAAATAAAAGTTCTTGTTATATGCTTTTTAGAAAAAGCTCCTAATCTATCCAGACAGCCATCTAACACTAAGTCTAGTGGTATGTTTTTAAATTCATCTGGTAAGTTTTGAAAAGCTATATCTAAAGTTGGTTTAATTCCAGCAAGAGCTTCTTTATTATTTAACATAAATTCATTAATAGAGTTTATGAGACTTATTCTACTAATGCCTTTTGTTCTTTCGGCATATCGTAAGAATAGTTCTGCTCCACATCTATTTCTTTGATCATATATAC